CGCTGCGACCTTGATATTCAGGTTCTCAGCCATCCAAATCCAGCAGCAGCTGCAGGAGGAATCCCATACACAACTGCAGACACCTCATACGATCTGCACACTTCACTTCGTTTCAAGGTATACAATGCCTGGATTACATCACTTGGGTACAGCACCCTTGATGCGGGCGCCAATACTTTGATGGTAGAAGAGATGTCTCTTGTACACGAAGGTTTTGATGTAGTGTATGGCAGCAACTATACACAGGCTGGATCAGCTAAAGAAATCACAATCGGTTAATTAAATAAGATAGGGTAAACAAAATGACTACTGAAACGGTTATAAATGCGTCACAAAACCCTGAGCTAGTTAACAAACTAGCTCAGGAAGCAATGGCTATCTCGGATCAGGAGGCAACTGTAAAAGCGGCTAGGCTGCCAGTTACGTTGCCTCCAGATACCACTGTCTCTCTACCTGGCGGATTGCTTGATCCTTTAAACGGGATGATCAATACCGCTGAGGTACGGGAGTTAAACGGTATCGATGAAGAAGCTATATCTAAGATCAATGATCCAGGTAAAGCTCTCTTATTGATCTTAGAACGAGCTACAGTTAAGATTGGTGATGAACCGGCTACTAAAGAAATCCTAGATGCTTTGTATTCTGGGGACAGAGAGATGCTTCTTTTAGCCATTCGTAAGGTAACCTTTGGTTCACAGGTTAAGATTGGGCCAGGAATCTGCCCAGACTGTGGCGAAGAGCAGGTGTTTGAATTAGATTTAGATAAGGATGTTCCTATCAAGAACTTTGATGGGGAACGTAGCTTTACAATAGATTGTAAGGTAGGTCAAGTAGTGGCCTCCCTGCCTACAGGTAGCTTGCAGAAAGCTATTGTGGAGTCAGTAAATAAAACTTCTGCGGAACTAGATACAATTTTGCTAAAGCAATGTATCATTTCTATTAATGGGCAGACTTTATTAGATCCAGAAGCAGTACGACGCCTGTCTATTCAGGATCGTAGAGCAGTACTAAAGGCAATTACAGACCGCAACCCAGGCCCACAACTCGGAGATATGAAAAAAGAATGTCAGTCTTGCGGCACGGAGGTACCGCTTCCGCTAACATTAGCGGATCTATTTCGAGAATGAGATTGACTACGAGCTATTGATGGAGATGTACGGACTATTGTCCGAACAGTATCCTGGATGGTCTCTAAAGGAAGTTCGTGAACTCAGTATGAGGGAACGAGTCAACTGGTTAAACAAGGCAGTTAATAAGGTTAGGCGGTGATTTAAATGGCAACACCTGGTGGCCAAAGTTTTACAGGCGCATCCGATGGGGCTGACGGCTTCCCTAAAGTAAACCAAGACGCACTGTTTGAAGACCTGCCTAAAGAGATGCTCCGCCTCTTTAAAGAGGTAGAGTCATATGTTAACCGCATCTCCAAAGAGTGGGGCAAGACTGTAAAAGAAACCACCGATGCTGTAAAAGGCGTTGGTGGTAATGGCCTAGGATCCGGTCGTCTTGGCTTAGGCGCATTTAACTTTAGCCGTGGCGAAAAGATGGGCATAGCCGCAGCAATTGGTGCTCAAACATATATGAGCATGGCCCCAAATACTATGTCTGCAGTAACGCAGCGAATAGCTGCGGATTCCTATGCTGCTATGAGCGGCATGTCTTCACGAACAGCTATCTTACAAGCTAATCGCCAAGTAGGTGGCGGAGCCACAAGCGCTATGGGTCCAACCATGGCTGCGATGAATATTGCCTATAGCGGATACACAGCTAACTCTTTAAGCTCTAAAAACATTATGGGCCAGATTGCAGGTCTTAGTGCCCAATCAGGAATGAGTAACGAAGCTGCGGCATCTTCTGTTGCTGGTATGAATGGAATGATGTTTCTACGTGCAGGCATTCGTATTCGTGATAACAACGGTAATCTAAAACCTGTTGACCAAATTATTAATCAGGTCTACAACTTTCTTTATAGAGGTCGTCAAATTACCTCAGAAGAAGCTCAACTAGTTTATAACCCAGGATCTCGTTCATATAACACTATTGCTCAGCTTGCCGGTGGCGATCAAAACCTTATTCAACAGATTCAATCAGGTATTGTAGCAAGAACAAGAGCTAAGTCTGGCGGCGCATATTCTTCTGCAATGAACAGCAGCGACCCAAATAAGATGTTAGATCTGATGGGTGTAGATAAAAGCTCTCCTCTTCGTGCCCAATTTAGATTTAACAGTAGTGAAAATAGAAAGCTTGCCGCTACAGAACAAGGATTGGTTGGCGGCTATAATACAAGTCTTCGTACTACTGCTGCTCTTAATGATGGGTTTAGTACTTTAGCTGGTCTATTAGGACCAATAAATGATGGTTTAATGACCCTTAAAGGAATACTTCAAACCTTCCCACAAGCTGGAAATATGGGTGCCACAGTATCCGGTCTAGCTAGTACGGCCATGCACACTGCTGGAACTATGTACGCGGCAAAGAAAATTGCTGGAATGCTTGGTGGTGGTGGTCCGGGTCTAATAGGCCCTGTAATGGCTAATGGAAAGTTTGTAAAGAAGGGTGGATCTTTATTAAGTAAGGGTCTAAACCTACTTAAAGGACAAGTAAAACAATTTAAAAACCCATTTGCAGCAAAGAATTTATTAACAGGTCTTGAAGAACTTGCTATTGATGCCGGTACTGCTGTAGAAGTTGGTGGAGAGGCTGCTGTAGTGGCGGCCGGTGGACCTTCTGATCACGGTAATCTAGGAACAAGCACGGGAGCTAGCGGTACATCTGCCTCTCCAATTATGTCTCCAGCACCAAAAGGTACTAAGATTACATCTGGTTATGGTCAACGTGGAGGAAGCTCCACAACTAAGGGGTTCCACCCAGGTGTTGACTTTGATCGTAAATTCCAACCTGTTTATGCGGCAGCCGCTGGCGTTGTTTCTATTATAGGAAATGAGCCTACAGGTTACGGTAACTGGGTTGAAATACGACACGCTGATGGTAAGGCTACCCGTTATGGCCACTTGAAGTCTATTAGTGTGTCCCGAGGTCAACATGTAAAAGCCGGACAAATTATCGGCACATCAGGAAATACTGGTAAAAGTACTGCGCCTCACCTTCACTTTGAAATACTAGTAAATGGGCAAAAAGTAGATCCAACCCCGTATGTAGGCGGAGGTTCTAAATCTTCTACAAGTACTTCACAGTCTTATTCTTCTGTGAATAATTCCCCAAGCTTAAAGAAATTCTTATCTACCCCATCTAAGGGCAGGCAAAAGGTTAACCCTATGTCGCCTGGAGGTTTATCTAGTACATCTCTTACTTCTCTCTTATCACAGATTAGTGCGGAAGGTCAACCTATTTCTTGGCAGGATATTCTTAAGAAACTTCCTAAAGAAAAAGCACAAGAGTATATTAACAGTATTCCAGATTCCTATACTGGACCGGTAACCTCTGATAAGAAGAGTCTTATAAAGACGATTGCCCAACAAGGTTTTCACGATAAGGCGTTAAGAACAGCTTACGCTATTTCAATCGCAGAGTCTGGCGGACGCTCTAACGCTATTGGGGATGTAGGATTACAGGACGCTAAGTGGGGTCCAAGTATTGGTCTATTCCAAATTCGCTCATTGAAGCATTGGAAAGAATATAACGACCCATACCGTGATGCATCTAGGCTTCCTAACCCTAACTATAACGCTAAAGCTGCTTGGAATAAGAGCTCTAGTGGAACTTCCTTTAAAGCTTGGTCTACCTATACAGGCGGATCTTTCCTTAAGCACCTATCTGAAGCAGATAAGATGGCTAAAGAAGCCGGTGTTGGCGGACCAACAGCTGGAGTTAACCTACCTTCCAACTTCTCTTCTCCTGCAGGCATGAACAATCAAAGCATAACAATTAATGGGCGCTCTGGAGCAGGTCATGTGAACGTAAACTTACATATGAATGTTACAATTAATCAAGGAAGCATTCAAGAAGCCGACCGACTTGTTCGTTTAATAGGTGAAAAGCTTAAGAACGATCATACATTGAAGCAGATTGCAGGTACTCTATAATGGCAAACTACTACTATGCTACTGCCCGCGTATACATTACCCCCGGTGCTATTACCGGACAAG